CACTGTAGGTGGATCTTCTGGAAAGGCAACTCCCAGATCTGGAACTAGAACATATCCTAAAGTAGATTCTATACAGCCAGACATTTTATTGGGTAAAACATTGATACCAGGAACAACCCAAACAGTAACGCTTCCCACTGGAGAAAAAGCAGAAACACATGATTCCCAAAAAGTTTTAAATTATATGACTGGATTGGCGCAGGCTTCCTCAACTCTTGATGTTCTGGACCAGATGCTTTCCCAATCTCCTGGAATAAAACTTTTGATGGCCAATCAACTCAGAGGAAAAACAATGCCGGCCACGTTAGCACCGGGTAGTGCAAAAACGGCATCTCAAGAAGAAATTTCAAAAATTTCTACTGCCGTGCAAGATCAAATAAAAATGCTCCCGGGTGGCGTTGGTGACGCATTAACTATGGTTTCTGATCTAATCGGAACCCCAGAAATGAAGAAAAATAAACTCTTGCAAAAGACCATGCAATATAGTATTGCAACAACTCCATTTGAAATTACCGACCCATTTGCTGGAATGCGCCGTGGCATAGAATTGATGGGCGGTAAGGAGATCAGAAAGAATATTGCAAGAATTCAGGACACGCAAACACGTGGAGCCCAAACCGGTATGGGACACCCATCCGGATTTGGAATTTTTTGATTTATAAAATATTATAAATAATTTAAGTCTAAGGATCAATTGATTATGAAAAACAACAAAAAACTCAATCTATCAGAAGCAGCTTCCCAGGTAATGGGTAAGGGAGTCATGGACATGCTCGGTAAGTCCGATATGGATGCCACCGGCAGAGGTTCAATGACCGCTACACCTATCGCTGGTGCACCCGTAGCCGCTCCAGTTCCAGCTCCAGTAGTTCCAAATTCTGCAGCAGGCGCAGCAATGATGCCAACTCAAGCTGCTCCAGAAACAGATGAGAACGAAGAAACAGAGGAAACCGGAGAAGAAGAAGATACCGACGTAACCGAAGTAGAAGAATCAAGACAGCTTTTCAGAGCTGGTTTGATCTCCTTGCTCGGTGAAGATGTTTCTCAGGATCTCGTCGTAAGCCTCGAAGCCGTCTTCGAAGCTGCTGTCGCTGACAGAGTTGAGAAGCAAGTTTCGGCTGCTCTTGTAGAACTTGATGAAAATGCACAGAAGTATCTCGAAAACGTCACCAATTCACTAGTTGAGAAGGTTGACGATTATCTCGAATACGTTGTCGAGGAATGGGTTACTGAGAACGCCGTTGCAGTCGAACAAGGCATCAAGACAACCATTGCCGAAAACTTCATCACCGGACTCAAGAATCTTTTCGAAAATCACTACATTGACGTTCCAAATGAGAAATACAATGTTCTTGATGAACTCTATGCCCAAAACAGAGAGCTCCAAGAGTCCTTGAACCAAAGCATCAAGGAGAAGATTGAGATGAAGAAGGAAATCGCACTCACAGAGTGTGCCGGAATCTTCGTCGCTGAAACAAGAGATTTGGCCGATACCCAGGTTTCGAGACTTCAGAATCTCATGGAAAACATCTCTTTTGGAACCCCAGAAGAGTACAGAGAAAAACTCGTAACAATCAAGGAAAACTACTTGCGCGGTGCAAAGGTTTCGGCACCGGTCAAGACAGTGGATGAGGACATGACATTCTCAAAGACTGTAAACGCACCAGGAACACTCGTAGAAAATTACGTCAGTGCCTTGGGTCGTCTTAACAAGAAACTCTAATTTTACTAAATAATTTTACTCACAGGAGAAATTACTCAAATGAACTTTCAAGAAAACACACCATATGACATTTTGACCGAGAAGTGGAATCCGGTCCTCAATCACGAGGCCCTTCCAACAATCGGTGACGATTATCGTAAAAAGGTTACTGCCGTCCTCTTAGAGAACCAAGAACAAGCTCTTCGTCAACAACACTTGACCGAGACCATGTCCTCTGGCGCAAACTTGGGCGGTCCAGCATCATCAGCCGGTTACAACACAGGCGAAGTTTCTGGTTATGACCCAGTCCTCATCAGCCTCGTTCGTCGCTCGATGCCAAACCTCATGGCCTACGACATCTGCGGCGTTCAGCCAATGACTGCTCCGACAGGCTTGATCTTTGCCATGCGTTCAAGTTACCAAGGTGATTTGTATGCAAACAGCAACTATACAGAAGCCATGTTCCAAGACCCGCAACCAGCTTACTCTGGTTTTGGATATACCTTGTCTGGTACAAGCTTTGCCGGAACTGCCTTTGGATCAGGATTGTCTGCAGGTTACTCAACTAATACAGGCTTTACAGCTGGTCAAGCATATCTCTACGGTGCTGGTGGCAACTCGTTTGCCAGCATCCGCGGTATTTTGACCTCAAATGGCGAAGGAATCGGAAATGGTGCTGCTGGTACACCAAACTATGCAGCATTCAATCAAATGGCCTTCTCCATCGACCGTGTTGCAGTACAAGCCCGTACACGCGCTCTGTCCAGCAACTACACCGTCGAATTGGCTCAAGATCTTAAGGCTGTTCACGGATTGGATGCTGAAGCAGAACTCGCAAACCTCCTCAGCACAGAAATTCTTGCTGAAATCAACCGCGAGATCGTTCGTACAATTTACTACGTTGCTAGAACTGGTTCACAACAACCAGACATCGCATCAAAGGGCTCATATAGCCTCACAGCTGATGCCGATGGTCGTTGGTCTGCTGAAAGATTCCGTGGCCTCTCGTTCCAGATTGAACGTGAATGCAACGCAATCGCCAAGGAAACCCGCCGTGGTAAGGGCAACTTCATCATCTGCGATAGCGATACCGCAGCTGCCCTCGCCATGTCTGGATTCATGAGCCTCAGCCCAGCAATTGCTCCTCAGATCAATGCTGATGATACTCAAAGCACCTTTGCAGGTATCCTAAGTGGTAAGATCAAGGTTTATATCGATCCTTATGCTCCTCTCGGCGTAAACTTCTTCGTCGCAGGATATAAGGGCGAATCAGCCTATGATGCAGGTATCTTCTACTGCCCATACGTTCCGCTACAAATGGTACGCGCAGTCGATCCAAATACCTTCCAACCAAAGATCGCCTTCAAAACCCGTTACGGTGTAGTTGCTAACCCATTCGTTATCAACCCAACCACCAAGACACCAGATGGTGATACTTTGACTACTGGATTGAACCAATACTACCGCTTGACAACTTTGGGTCAACTCCACGGTAACGGTAGCTGATAAGTAGGTAATAAAAATTCAAAAACCCTCCCAATTTCTTGGGAGGGTTTTTGTTTATCCATAAATATTTTTATGACCACAACATGCAATGGTAATATCAATCCTCTTTATAATAGCTATTTTAGTTTAAAGTTTAATAGAGGTACTTATCAATTTGAATTACTTTGTCAAAGAGCAAATTTACCCGGTATAAAGGTTCCGGATTTGGTCCAACCAACAACTCTAGGTACTGTTGTTCCTGTCCCCAGTCTAAGTGCAGTTTTTGATCCACTTACAGTGGAGTTTATAGTCGATGAAGATATGCGAAACTGGAATTCAATATATGCATGGATAAGAAATATTACTAATATTGAAAACGATAGTCAATATAATTTGGATTACGACGATTGGCACATTCAAGCAACTTTAAATATCTTTACAAAACCATATTCAATAGATGCATGTGAAGGGCCAATAAAAATAAAATTTAATCACGTGGTTCCGGTAGCTTTAAGTGGTTTAAATTTTCAATCAGACAACACCGACACCGTGATTCAAAAAGCATCGGCAACTTTTAAATACTCTTATTATACAATTTCACCAAACCCAGAGAATATAATTCCTTAAAGATAGTCTGCGGGATTGTCAGACCAGCTTTCCGGGTCAGTTGGAGGCAGGTCTGGATTGTAGGGCATCTTGGATGCCTCTGGTTTGGTTTTCTTCTTTTTCTTGGGCTTGGGGGTGGGCTCTTCTTCGGGCGGTGTAATGGCATTTAAACCGCTTTCACCGTCATCCTCAAATTCTTCGTCTTCATCAACTAAAATTTCCACACCTTCAAAATTTTCAATTAAGTCGTTTACAAAATTTACAAAATCTTCATTGTTAAATAAGTCATTTAAAAGCTGTAAACCATTTTCTGGAATTTCTTCAACATCACCATTTCCAACAATTGCTTTTGGATCTGTTTGCATGGTAAGAAAAAATACTTCATACATTTTTTCCAACTCAATGGTTGGTTGGCCCGAGTATATGATAACGGATCTGTTAAGATTGATTTCAAAACTTTTTATATTTGAAATATAATTCGTAAGCTTTACGTATTCTACGACACTATTATTTTCTTTTGCATAATAGTTTTGCAGCAAAGCCGGAAGCTTTACTGTTATTTTATCTAGAGATGTCTCATTTACTAGACCGATGATTTCTTCACCGGTGTTTAACTTTAATACTCTCAAAATACCTGAGAGCGGATGTTCAGGAAGTGAATCGGACATTTTATGTCCTCCCTTCCTTACTATTTATCTTTTGGAAGCTCCATCGACACTATCTTGTAGTCAAACTTTTCTTTCTTGTATATCTTTATGCGTTCTTCAAAATGCTTGAATACGTGATTCTTGTACGACTTGGTACAGAGATCATCGACAATATCGAAAACCTTGAGTGTCTTTTTTCTCGCAGACACACGCAAGCCTCTACCTATGCTTTGCAGCAAACGAATTACTGACTTAGTAGGTGACGCAAAAATGATATTGTCAAGATTAACAATGTTGATGCCAGCACTAGTAGTGCCATAGCTGGCCACAAGGATTGCGTTTTTTTCCGTGTCGATGACACGGCGGATGTATTCTCTTGCGTCTGCATCCGTTTTTCCATAGATAAGATATACTTTTCTATCGCCAGCCGCTGCCTTAAGGAGAGCGTGCAGGGGCTTCCCCTGTCCTTCGACGTAGTTGAAGAGGACGAGGGTGTTTCCTTTGGTGCTGAGTGCGAGGTCTCGGATGAACTCATTGCGCCTATCATTACTTATGAGCCACTTGATTTCATCTGCGTAGCGTTGCTTCTTTAGCAACTCTTTTTCTGCTTCGGTGTACTTCAACAGTAT